ATATGGGTCGAAAGAAAAAAACATTGCAAACAAGTCGGATATAAACACCATACTGGTTACATATTTGTTGATATAGGAACACCTAAAAAACAAGTGGCGGCTCATAGACTTATCGCAGAAGCATTCATACCAAACCCAGAAAATAAGGAACAAGTAGACCATATCAATAGAGTAAGACACGACAACCGTGTTGAAAATCTACGATGGGTCACAAGAAAAGAAAACGGGGAAAATAAAGTATGGGGTGGTTCCGAACAGAATGCCATTGACTTTCTAACCGGTTTAGGTTACACAATTACAAAGGATTAATATGTTACAAACATACCTAGGATTAATGGTTGCATTCGTCATAGTCTATATCATTACAACACCTGGAGATGATGACGATGGACCAGACAAAGGTATAATGACACCAGTTTATCAGGGGGCTTAAATTAGCCCTCTTTTTTTATAAATATTTTGAGGTAACTTAGGGGTTCTATGGACAAGAAGCCAGAAGAACAGGAAAAGAAAAAGGGACTCCTAGGTAGAATAAAGGAGGCGACTGATGACAAAGAAGAACAAATTGCTATTCTTTCTACCTTTGTTCGTCTTAGTATTCTTGTGTGGAGCGGTGGAATACTCACGTTGGCATACATTCAGTTACCCCCAGCACTTGGAATCCCCGAACAGAAACTAGACCCAACATTTATTGCATCAGTCTTTACTGGAGTACTCGCAACCTTTGGTGTACAGGCTGCGAAGAAGACTGGAGAAGGTGGTGGTAATGGTGGTGGTGGTATCTCAAAGGCAGATGTTGAGAGACTAATTGAGGCGGCAGGAAGGACTGCACCATCACAAACAATCAGATTAGAACAGGCTCCAATTGTTATCAAAACTGATGGACCATCGGTTAAATCAGCAGTAGATCCTAAGTAAAAAAGATATTAGGAACCCATAACAATAGGTTGATAAAAAAACAGTATCATGTATAACTAGTGTAGTTGAGTAAACTACAATGAAGTTTATCCGCTTAATGATTCTTGCTACTGTAGCGGCAATGGTTTTCTTCTTACCGAAGATGGCATATGCTGTAGATGTCACCATGGGTTCCAATGGAAATCTTGTATTCAATCCAGATAATATTAGTATTAGTGCTGGTGAAACACTTCATTTTGTAAATGGAATGTTGCCACCACATAATATTATTGTAGAAGGTCGTGCAGATCTTTCTAGAGAGTCACTGATGTTTACCCCAGGTGAATCACAAGACATCTTGTTTGCTGATGCAGGAGATTATGATTTCTTTTGTGGTCCCCATCAAGGTGCTGGAATGATTGGTCACATTCACGTAGATTAATATGGCACATGAATTCGACCCTTGTGAAGCACCTGTTGAAGGTGAGCTTGACAAGTGGGGGTTTACTATTAAACCAACAATCACTGAAGAACAATTGATTTTACTTTGTTTAAAGAATGCTCCATGTGGAACTGATAGGAAACAAGTAATGACTATCGTAAAAAAATATGAGGAGAAACTAAGTCATGGATAATAATTTCAAGACAAGATTTGATTTTGCAATGAGTTCATTCTCTAGAATGTATGGTGTCAATAGAGTGAGAACTTCACCTGACATTACTAGGTTCTGTACAAGATGGGCGGAGACCGAGGAAGAACATCCTGTAGGAAGTTTGACTTCAATTGATTTTTATTTCAGAGACAACTGGGAAATTTGGGGAGAATGTGTATGAATAATGTAGCACTCAAGGCAGCACACTTTGCTTCTGCCACACTCAATAATCCTTTTGGGATTGGAACACTAAGTCTTGCATTGATTGTTGTACCTATTATTGGTATGCATCTTGTCCACAAATACAACTGGCAACACTGGGCACCATTTCACAAATGAACTTATTACTTCGTGCTCATGAGAATGTGAATGACCCTGTATGGTCAGTAATTATATCCGTGATGATTGCTGTTGCTTTGGCATTTGGTTATGTCATATACGTTCTGCGTATGTCTTACACTGAGTTGGAAGATGGGAGGGAGATTGACTAAATAATATTACTATGTTATAATATTATAATGACACACATACACCATATTATACCGAGACATATGGGCGGGACTGATGACCCGTCTAATCTTATGGAGTGTAGTATAGAAGAACATGCAGAACTACACCTAGCACTTTATCTAGAGCATGGTAAAGTAGAAGACTGGTGTGCATATAATGGTTTGGCAAGTATTATTGGTAAAGAAGAAATACTAGAAACTTTACAAAAAGATAATGGTAGAAAGAGGGGTCTTGCTAACAAGGGCAAAGTGCCTTGGAATAAAGGTAAGAAAATGAGTGAAGAGTATAGAGAAACTTTACGCGACAACCCTAAAGTAAAACCACCTAGTAGAAAGGGTGCTAAACATTCGACAGAAAGTATAGAAAAAATGAGAGTGGCGGGAAAGAATAAACCAAAAAGAACCGGGTGGTCGCATAGTGAGGAAACCAAGAAGAAAATTAGTGAAAGTCGTAAGGCAAAGAAACTAAATACACTTGACAAATAACTAAAGGTGTGGTATAATGGGTGCCATGGTTCCGCCAAGCAGGAAGAGCTGCTACAACTTCCGAGTCACGGAGATCAATCGTGTACTTGATGGTGACACCATAGATGTAACAATCGACCTTGGGTTTGACTTATATAAAAAGGAACGAGTAAGGGTAGCGGGAGTTGATACGCCAGAAAAAAGGACAAAGAATCTAGAGGAGAAAGCTCTTGGAATCGAAGCAACCAACTGGCTCAAAGAAAAATTGGAAGGGGCTATCGCTGGTGATGATGAGTTGTCTGTTAGGACTGAACTTGTTGGTGGGGTCGGTAAATATGGCAGGCTTCTCGGTTGGCTTTATTGCGGGGATGAATTACTGTCCCTCAACGAACAAATGATTGCCGAAGGATATGCGTTACCCTATTCAGGTGGAACAAAAAACATGGACCTAGAAGCACTCCGAGAAATTCGTAGAGCAAACGGTACGATGGTTTAGTAACTATGGCAAGTCTATTTGTATTTGGATTTATAACTGTACTTTGTTACGGTCTACATATAACATGGCCTATAAAAAAAGGTAAAGGTTAAGATGCAAAAACTAATTAACGTTCTGGCACTACTATCGTTTGCGGGAACTGCGGGAATCGTAGGTGGTGGTACTTATGTTTATGTCAATAAGGATGCAATCATTGAGAACGTAAAGAGTCAAGTTACTGCAGCTGCAACTGAAGCAATCACCGGTGCACTTCCTGGTATGTTGGATTCTGCAATGCCAGAACTTCCTGGTGCAACTGGTGGTGTTATTCCTTCAGCACCTAAATCTACCGGAGGAGTACTTCCATTCTGATGGAAATTCGTGAGATAAACATAAGGAGTCTAGATATACCTGAACTCCCTGGTTATTTGATATCTCCAACGGTATCACTTCCACAAACACCACCCGTCACTACATTAATAGGTACTCCTATTATTGATATACCTGGGTGTGTGGAAGCACATGAGTCCAATAATTCAAACGATAACCTTATACAAGATGACCCGAGAGGAATACTTACGTTTTGTGATTCTGGGTTCCCTAGTTTTAATCCTATTCAGTTTGAACCGAACAGGATGATACCAACCCCGGTTCCACAAATTCCAAAATCAGAAGGACCTAAACCGAACATACCACCGGTACCAGAAATTAAACCACCACCTGTTACTACTGCTGCTACCATAGAATGTCCTACACCAATACAGGATACAAAAGAACCTGTAGGAACATACATCAATGGTTATAGAGACAAAATTATTGAGTATAAATTAATAGGTAGTGAGTGTGTTCAAATCACAGAGTCGGTAGGTATACCTCAACAAATTATTGCTGTTCTCCCTAGTGGTGGTCAAGTTGTATCTGTTGGTGGTATTGCGGTTATTGCAACGACATCAGCACTACTTGCAAAACCATTAGCAGATATACTACTGAAGATAGTTAAACCTACTGTCAAAAAAGTAATTAAGAAAATTGCAACTCTTAGGGGAAAGCAACCTAAAGTTCTATCACTACAAGAACGTAGAGAACTTCAAAGAGAAAGAACCGAAGCCATACGAAAATTAAGATCTGTTGTAAAACCAAAATAATATTATGGATTTTTTTGAAGAGCATCACAATACATTAGATGAAGATTTTTGTAAACATGTAATAGAAAAATTTGAAAACGATTCTAATTGTTTTCCAGGAGAAACTGGAGAAGGTGTTAATAAAGAGATAAAAGACTCTACCGATTTATGTTTCTACGGAGATACAAATTGGGAGAAAGAAGATAAAATAT